ATTCTACTTCTGAACGTTTTTTTACTTCGTTCATATCAACAGCACCATAAGGTCCTTGCCAACCAGGACGACGATCAGTTACTAACTTACGCTTGTTCATTTGCTAACATCTCGGCTTGCATCTTGACGTTTTCTTTTACCTGCTCAAGATAAGACTGCTTCCAGGTATCTGCTTGTATTTTCTGAATATCAAGCTCGCGCTTTACCCTACTAAGTTCATTGGCAAGAGAACATAACTTTGTCTCAGTTCTTCCTGCAAGTGTGTACAAATACATGTGAATACCACTAATAGGATCACTCTTTGACCATTCATTGAATAGCTCATCGCATAGCTGCTTTACTTCTTCATCCATCACTTAGCCTCCCGCCATGCTAGCACAGTAGGACCCATATGGGGCATATTGCCGATATAATAGTTTTCGTCGATCCGACCGTCATTGTACATGACATCGATGTATTTGACATCGCGAGGAATTGGGGCGGTGGCACTCCACAGACGTTGCTTCTTGGGCTTCTCTGAATCAGTTTTATAGAGCAATTTGTCAAGATGAGAGTTCATCTCGGCCATCACGCTCTCCATCCATTTGTACTTGATCTCCAGCTCGTCTAATCTCTGGTGCACATTCTTGTTCATCACTTACTCTCCCATGCCCAATTAACAACTATCCAATCATCGAGGCAGTCCTCAAAGCTGTAGGTCTCATCTACCTTTTGCTTACCAAACTTCTTGCACATCTTCTCATACCACCAAGGATAATACTCTTTACGAATCTCATCCTCCGACATCGTTACCACGACGTTCTCGTCGCCATCGCCTTGCTCATTATAACTAAAATATCGCATCAATTTTGTTCCCATCGCCATCTAAGTACTCTTTTATGAGCATTGTTGCCTCTCTTAGACGATACCCATGATCGTGCCACGTCTGAACTATCTTAGAGAAGTCATCGTCTGATGGTTGAATCTGAGTATGTCTAGCCCACGCCTCCGTTGCAGTTAAAGCAAAAGTTTTATAAGACATGCGTGGTATAATTGTTTCTCTGTCTTTTTCATCCCATGTATTAAGTGGAGGAACAATTACAAAGCCATCAATGTGCATTACCCTACTCTCTTCCCACTCTTATCAAAGTACTGAGGAAACTCTATGTAGTGCTCCATAGCTGCTACAGCTTCCTCGTACGTATTATAAATTCCTAACATCTCATAATCATCCCAACGATCATATGGTACTGCTTTGCGTAGAATATACCTATTATCACTTGAGATAGGATTACCATTAGAGATGTCAATCTTAAAAGTAGGGTGTTTTTTCTTTTTCTTAAATAGCCCCATAGCCCCATCCTCCTTTTCCCCATTTTTTATCTATTTCATCAAGCAGCTCTTGAGGTACAGAACTCTTAAACGGTTTCATCAAGGGAGGGGTTCGATCTTTAACAATATTAACGATCCGATCGATCTTATCTTTTTCAGTAAATCCAACAGTCTCCTGATCAAAAATCTCCCAGTCACCTTTAACCGCACTTATCCAGAAAGTGTACATGCTCTTTACTTTACCACATTCGACCAATCGCCCATCTTCATTCCACTCATACACATTCATCACTTACACCTTCCATGCCCCATTGGTAACTATCCAGTCATCGACGCAGTCCTCAAAGCTGTAGGTCTCATCAACCTTTTGTTTACCAAACTTCCATTTATATAATCCTAATAGCGTTGAAAGATAATTCTCTGCATCTTCTTCATTTCGATGTGCTTTAAGTAATACCCATCCACCTTCAGAACCACAATCTCTTTTATAAACACCCCATGCAGAATTGTTTATCTTTTCAACTTTGAATAGCGGAGAGTGAGCCATCACGCCACACTCCACTTATATCCATCCTGAGTAGCCACAGTTTCCAAGCCATCATATTCATCAATGCGATACAAAGTCCCTGCAGGTAGCTCTTCAATTTCCAAACGAGCATACATACCATTAGCTTCTTCGCCTAGCTCCTCGACAACCTGCACTAGAATAGGATCTGAACGGGAAAGGTCTTTTTCATCCCACCAATCTCCATTAGGAAATTCCCAAAGACCTATTACATATTTCTTATGAAATGTCAAACCTAACCCAGCCAAATCCGAGTAGCGCTGTACAGCCTTCTCAGATAAACCAAAGCCACCATAGCAGTTATTGAATACAATTTTAGCCATTATACACTCCAATGAAAGGGATGCTGCTTACGCAGCATCCGCATAGGCAACCGCCTTCTCAAGAGCCACAACTTTACGCTGACGATTAGAACCATACCAAGCAGACTGCAAACGAGTAGCATTAGAATGACCAAGAAGATGATCAGTAGTATACGTCACGGCATTGAATGCTGCCCAGAACGTACCAGCTCCGAACTCTGCACCAGGCTGAGTCTCAAGAACAGCCAAAGCCTGTTCAGCAGGACGTGACATAACCGTATTATCCTTCTTAGTCAATGAAGGGAATACATCCTTAAGATAGTTATTAAGAGAGTCAACGGTAAAGTTCTTAGAAGAAAGATACTCTGCCATATCCTTATAAACACCCATCTTCTTATGAGCAATACCTAATGTAGACTTGACAAGATCAGCATCGAAAGCCCGACGATGATTAAGACGGACCATAAGATCATTTTTGCCAGCAAGAGATAGAGTAAGAGTGTTATTGCAAACGACGCGAATCGGAGTAAAACGAATGTCAATACTACGACCATACTCATGAGGATTAGAGAACAAAAGATAAGACTCAACTTTATCTCCACCAAGAATTTCAAAAGAATCTTTAACCTTGGCTAATGCCCACACGTTCTTCCCTTCACGAAGAGAACCAGCCGTATGCATTTCCATATCACCTTCCATTACGAATTCGTTAAAGAACTCGAATGCTTCGTGATTCTGAACTGGCTTCCAGTCATCAGATACTACGGAAAGGATTGACTTATCAGAAGAACGTACAAGCGCCTGATCAGCCGTTACGATCTTTTGACCATCTACCTCACAGAAGGTAGGATACTTATCAACAGTCCAATTAAGACCAGCTTTTTCTAACATCTGAACTGGCGTCAGATCGTTATGTACTTCAACTCCAAGACCATGCCACGGAACTTCACCTGCATAGGCCATCGACTCAACTTCATGTGCCATTTCACTTCTCCATTTCAAATTGGTCACAACTTACTTTATTATAATAGACTGATATAACTAATATTGCAACTGCTTTTTTAAATTAAGCAGAGAATTTTTTCATAGAACCGTCATGACTTACGTGGTAAGCATGGAAATGTGTATGAGGGTACTCTTTCTTGAGACCTAGAAAAGCATGTAAGTTTTCATGACTATCATCATACATTCTTACGTGAGAATAAGGATGTTTGCTAAGATGCTGTCTTATAAATGTAAGTTTTTTATGAGCTGGTTTTTCGTTACCTGGAATATTACCTGCTCTATGCACATGGATCTTATCAATATGTTGTATACCATGATGACTTAGTGTATCAAGGAACTTATCTTTATTGTCAAAGTCGGCACGTGCTGTATTAATAATTACTTTATTATGAGGATTTTTAGATGTAGTTCTTTGTGTTGCATTAATGGTATTAATCATTTTATGCATAGGTTTAGAATGACTGAACACTTTTGAACTTCTAAACTCATGATAATCATAGTGGTGATCGTGAGGAAGTTTATGATTATTGTATTCTGAAGTAGAAAGTTTTTGTACAGTTCTACCCTCTGCATTCTTGACGTGAACTTTAGCATTAGAATGAACTAATGTGTCATCAACGTCAAAAACGTGGAGGGTAGAACTGGATCTCTCTTCTAAGTAATTTTTAAATGACTGCATCTACTATTTATTGACATACAACTTGCGTACGATACACCCACTGCCATCCATTCCAAAATTGACCGGTTACAATTCGTTGACACACAGGCTGGTAATCCGGATCTACATACTGAGGTTGAGCATAGCGAGGTTGAGTCATTTGATTGAGCATACCACCTAAAATCATTCCGCCTACAAGACCGCCTATAATAGCTCCACCATTACCACCACCACGATATTCTTGACGAGGATAACCGCCACCCCATCCACCATTATGACGACGCCATTCATCTGCATGAGCAGCAGTAGAAAGGGTAGCTAATGCTGCAACTGCTAAAATTAACTTACGCATATCTCTTCTCCAACTTTTTACGGTTATAGGAACCGCGTCCTTTTCTAGCTACAACTATGCGTTGGTGATATTTTCTATCAGCCAACGCCTTTGCAGAAGCAGATTTATGTAATGTTTTCATATTATTAATATAGCGGTTTTATGAAATAATTGCAACTGTTATTTTTTATCAATGATTTCAATAGGTTATATTTTAATATTTAGAGCCAATAGTATATTTTGTAACGAGATTCCACTTATCTTTCTCTTTATATGGTATAATCTTTATTTGATTTATAGGTGCAATAGGTTCTTCTATCTTACTATAGTCAACTATATCTACCAATTCCCATTCATCTAATAAATGAATTATTCTATTTCTACGTGCAATATCACCTTCGGATAGTGAAGAATCTTTACCATCTAGTAGAAACAGTTCTTTAAAATGTACTATATAATATTTGCTTTGTTTATGTAAAATATGACAAGATTGATATAACGTATTATCTTTTTTAGAAGCTAAACCAATTCTTGATAATGTTTCTCTAACTTTTAGAAAGTCTTCTGCATTACTAAGTCTCACTTCCACCAATTGACTTATATTGAACATGATTACCACCTTTTATTATTTTTATTTTTATAAGGTCGAGCTGATCCTTTGTCAGCACCTTGCTGATTTCCAGAGCTCTGTTATAATTAATTTTATAATATTCTTGTATACTTTCTATGTCAGAATTCTCCCCAGGTTTAGCCCATTTGGAAAATCTCTTAGCAGAACGTATACTATTTAGGTAATAGTCATTTTGAAGTTTAGAATCTAGGTGGTTTTCACGGTTTATCTCGTTAGCATACATGATAGTATCTACAAAATATGATAAAGACTTATTAACCATAAAAGGGATGTACTGCTTCTCCATAAGTTCTGGAGATTCAGAATCCCTTATAAGGTCTTTTTTAGATATATTGATCGCGTTTACAAAGTCAAAAACTTGATTCTTATAAATAATTTTAGGAGGATTATTGGACATGCATATACCTTTTACATATTATATAGAGCATCTACCAACAGGTAAAAAATACTACGGAGCTAGATGGGCTAAAAATTGTAACCCAAATGATTTATGGACTACATATTTTACATCATCAAAAAGAATTAAGCAACTAATAAAAGAGTATGGTATTGGTTCTTTTAAAGTTGAGATTAGAAAAACATTTAATAACATAAATGATTGTAAAATATGGGAGAGGAAAATACTTAAAAGATTAAAGGTTGTAGAATCTGATATTTGGTTAAATTTAAACTACGGAGTGCCACCTACATTATCAGGTGTAAAATGGTCTAAAGAAAGAAAACTTAAAGCAATTGGCAAGACGTTAACTAAAGAGCATAGAAATAAAATTTCTACTTCTCATATTGGTAAACATAAACCTCAAACTCTAGAACATAAACGTAAATGTGCGTTAACTAGGTTAGGCAAAAAAAGATCTATAGATACTAAAATAAAAATATCTAATTCAAATTATAATAGAATACCAATATCTATTTTTAAAAACACCATTACACATGAATTGTATGAAGGTAAAATTAGAGATTTTTCAGAGAAGTATAATTTTAACTACAATTCTCTGAAATCTTCTATTAGTAAATATGGTAAATATAAAAGTTGGGTAAAAGTTAAATAAATTCCAAATTAATCATTGCATCTGTAAGGAACGCAGCTATATTAATCTCTTTATCTGCAACAAACGCGTCTTGATATTGATACTTTGCAATAATTAAAACCAACTCCGGAATAGAAGTGGGTTTAATATACTGATAGGCCTGGTCATAGAACTTACGAAATATACCGGTAGAATCTGAATCAGCATTCTCACCAACCCACTTGCGCATCTCTGCAAAGTTTTTTGCTTTAACTAGCCCTACTAAAGATTTAAAATTGTCATCAGATAGATTAACGAAAATACCTGAATCAATTGTTCCATTTACTGAGTATCTTTGTAGTTCATTAAGAACCCTACGCCAGTCAGGCATATGCTTAGAAACAAGATCAGCAACAACGGCTTTATCATATGTAACATTCTCGCTCTCCAGGATCTTGCAAGTTCTCTTAAAGAACTGTGCAGCCAGCTTTGGATAGTCACTTTTATTTATTTTAAATTCTACGACAGAGCACCTTGAATGAAGTGGC